GTTGCAGGTTATCGTAACTACGATTCTTCTGAGTTCGCTGCTCAAAGCGCACTCTTGGACGACGATGACGCAATGGAGGCAATCTGGAAGAAGCAATCTTCTCTTCAAGAGTTTGTTGCTCCTGACCAGTTCAAAGACTATGACGCACTGAAGACTCGTCTTGATTATGTTCTTGGTAACAAGGGTACTCCCAAGTTCCAAGATCAAGAGACCGTTGAGGCAGAGGAAGAGTTCCGCGCTTCTAACCGTGGTACTGCTCCCGCAGTGACTTCTACCCCTGGTGACTTCAACGCAGAAGACATCCTTCCATCTAATTCATCCTCTAGCGATGATGACGACGCACTGTCCTACTTTGCCCGTCTTGCCGAGGAGTGAACTATAATCAGATCTGCCTCACTTTACTAGTAGTGGCAGCGTATTATAATCTCTTATTCAAGTGAAATCTAATTACCATATCGACCGAGTAAATAAATCCGAAGCCGCAGAGTTACTTCTGCGGTTTCATTATCTTAAAGACATTTCAAAAGGATTTAAGAGTGGATACAACTATGGTCTTTATGAGAATAATAACTTTAGTCCTCTGAATATTGGTGGTATCAAGGGAGTCTGTATCTTTACAGGTCTCCCTGTTCCAGAAGTAGCACAAGGAGCATTCGGTTTAGAACGAAATGAACAAGAAGGTCTTTTTGAACTTTCAAGACTCTGTATCCACCCCGACACTCAGCAAAAAGAGTACAACATTACTTCTTGGTTCGTTAGTAGAGCGATTAAGCAACTTAGAAAGGATACAAAAGTCAGGGCGATTATATCTTACGCTGATAGCGATTTTCATGGTGGGACAATTTATCGCGCTTGTAACTTTAAATATTGTGGTCTTTCAGATGCTAAAAAAGACTTCTACTATTCAGACGGTACCAAGCATTCACGAGGCAAAATAAAAGGTGCTGAAGGAGAATGGAAAGACCGCTCTCGTAAGCACCGATATGTTATGATGTTTGATAAAAAATTAGATCTTTTATGGGTTGATAAGTCTAGTGTTTTCAGTAGTGATTAATTTTTTGTCAACTGTTTTAGAACTAGATTTATAATTCATCAAAGTTCTCATATCATTTAAAAACTGCTGGAGGTAAATCGGTTTCATTAAGTTGATTTCCGTTTTTGCCTCATTTTTTGTGACTTCATACTCATAGTTAGAAATACCAACTACGGGACTAATATTACTATTAACTGATCTGTAATCAACATTATCCGATTCTGGTCTTACACCAACATAGAAGTTTGATGAAGAGGAATCATATGGAGTTGGAATTGTAAATGATTGATCAACTACTTGACCAGCAGGTAGAATCAATCTTCCTCTATTATCTTCAACTCTAATCGTTTCGTAATGATGAATGTTGTTGATCTCAGTTAGTCCATACTTATTTTCTACGTATTTGTACAGTTCGTAATTACTCAGTGGCCACTCTTCCTTTATATTAGTGATACCAGCAGTCAACACCACAATCCAATCATAGTCTGGAGAACCATACAGTTCTTCTGCTATGGTATCTGGTCTTTCACCTTGTTCAATTTTATATTTTTCGAAGAAAGCAACATTATCTAAAATCCAATCTTGAACCTTTACTTTACGGAAAAGATTCTTAACAGCAATATATTCTTGGGATGATACCTTATGTAAAAGGTTTGATTGATATAAAACGTTTGGTAGTTCTCTAAAATATCCCATTAGAATCCTACACCTCCTGCTTGTTTTGTAACTGCTTCATCAGGATTAAGAAGAGGTCCATTGAACTGCTCATGGTCATAATCTTCAGCATAAACTGGATTGAGTTCTTTGAATGTCAGTGACATCTGAATATGAACTGGTGTTCCATCAGCATATGTTGCGTAAGTTCCAGAGGCAGCATAGTTGACAGAAATATCACTCATAGCACCAATCTTAAATTTATTCAAGAATGGATGATCGCGTCCATCAGCAGTGATATATTGAAGTTGAAATAAGTCTGGTGAGTTGATAAAGACTCCATTGTTTCCGTTTTTTGGAACAATTGCTTGTTTAATGGTTCTAATAATCTTCATCACCATTTGACCTTCATCACGATTTCTTGGAGTAAAGTCAAAAACAAATGGGAAAGATCTTAATGTTGGAGCGTCAAATAACAGTTCCATATTTGACTGTAAAACTTGACCAGTAGATCTTGTAACCAATGAGGTAGCATTTACATTACCACCAAGTTGATTGACTGCTGTCCCTGATAATACGGTATTAATTAGTTTAGCAGTTCCAGGATTAATATTTGCATTTGATTCAATTAATTGTTGTGCTGCTTTGACACCTTTTCCTAATGCTCCAGTAGGATCATCAATAGCTTCAGATGCTGCTTTTAATCCAACAACTTGTAATGGATTCAGTGTATCTTGAGCATAACTTACAGAAGTATTATCTGTAATTACTTGTGGAATAGGTAAGTAAATATAGCGAGCATTTTTTTCGTATTTTGCTATATTTTCAGATCTATTGAAGTGGGCATCAACTCTTTGTAATGCGTTAATACCTACGATTCTTTCTACTCCTAGTTGCTCACCATTAGCATCTACAAGTGGAAGTTTAGTATTTGCGTCTCTCTGTAATACTATTCCTCTTCTAAAGATAGCGTCACTTAAAATTTCACGATCAACGCGCTCAAATATTTTTATATACAGCATATCCTGCTTGTTCCCAGTCCCATCCGCGTTCAACGCAGATAATGGGTAACGCATAGGTGTTTTGCTTTCTTTTCTTTTAGCCATTTATGGCAGCACTTTTTCAAGTATTTAGACGCTTATTCATAAGAGACAGTCTTAGCACATCATTTACTTCAGAACGGAAAATCTCATACACTTCAGTTCCTACTTCATTCCATGTATATTGTCTTGGTTCTCTCCAGTGAGCACTGAATCCACGGAATCCCCATTGGAACACATCTGTGACTGCTATAAAAGGATTCTGGTCGAATGTGATATTAGGAGTCTTGGCATTATAAACAAACAAATACAACTTCCCAGGTTCAACTAATCTTACTGGTGTTGGAGTTAGTAGTTCAAGGACTTCAAGCATCCTATCATCAGGATCTGCTAGACCAGTCATATTGTCCACAACAGAACGGATTCTGTTTACGTTAGTATCTGTTTGTGTTGGTCTTTTTGCCATTACTTGATACCGAGTTCTTTCTCCGTCATTACTTTGAACTCCCACATCCTATCAGCACAATAATCTTTTGCTGCTTTCCACTTTGCCTGATTCTTAGCATATTCGTATGCTTCGTTCAGGTATTTTTTTGTCTGTCTCTTTGGTTTAGGTGGAGGAGCACACTGCCTCATTGGTTTAATTTCAATCAAAGTTGATCTTACTTTACCAGTCACATCTTTGTATTTGATAAAGAAGTCTGGAAAGTATCTGTGTACTCTATTGTCAATGGGAGAACGATATGGAATAGCAAGTTCTTCTGAATGCCATTCTAAGACATTTGTATTGTTATCACAATAGACCATAAACTTGCGTTCCCAAAGAGAACGGTATATGATATTAGTTGGATCACCTTTATATTTCTTTGGGTAGGATGGTTTGTATTTTCCCTTATATGACATCTAAATAACTAAACAATCACCTAAGAGTATTTAGAGTGCCTAGACCATTTCCAAAAAAGATATCTCAGATAAAACCAACTTTAAGTCAGGTTGCTCAGACTTCTCACTTTGCTGTTCAGTTTGGCGGACTTTCAAGCACATTGAAAAAATACCTCAAAAGAAGAGGTATGGATTATAGATTTATTGGAGATAATCTGTCACTCTTATGTAATAGAGCATCTCTTCCTGGAAGTGCTATAGCAACTGCTGATGCTATTGGACATTTTCATGGTGTTTCAGAAAAGATGGCACACACCAGGACTTTTGTCCAAATGGAGATGGAGTTCTATGTTGATAACGCATATAGATCTTTAAAGTTTTTAGAGCATTGGACTGAATTTATTGCTTCAGGTAGTGATGCTTTGGGGGCAAATAAATTACGTTCAGGGTATCACTTTAGAATGCAGTATCCTGATGACTATAAGTGTGATGAAACTAGAATTGTAAAATTTGAAAGAGACTATAGAAGATATATTGAGTACAGATTTTTCGGAATGTTCCCAATCTCAGTGAATGCTGTTCCAGTTTCATATGATGGTTCAAATCTCTTAAAGTGTAGTGCTAACTTTCACTTTGATAGATACGTTTCTGGAAAGACACGTTCTCTTGATGAATTTACTGGTTCCGAAAATAATAAAGAAGGTACTAATGGCAGTGCTGCTGCCGATCAGGCAACTAGTGCTTTTGGTGGAATTGACCTTGGAACAGACCTTGGTCTTGATTTAGGTATTCAACCACCAAAAATTGGAAGAGGATTTTTTAATTCTGATGCTTTTGATCCAGATTCAACAATTCTTTCGTTCCAACAACTTTCTAATGCTGACTTCTTAGGATCTAGATTCCAATAACCCATCTAAATAATTTTACTGACTTGTTCATAGGATATTATGCCTTTACCAAAGATTGCTACACCATCATATGAGATGGTGATTCCTTCTACTAAGAAGAAAATCAAGTATAGACCATTCTTAGTTAAAGAAGAAAAGATTCTTATCATGGCAATGGAAAGTGAGGATACGACTCACATTGCTAACGCAGTAAGAGATGTTATTTCTGCGTGTATCACTACAAGAGGTGTCAAGGTTGATGAACTTGCCACATTTGATATTGAGTATCTGTTTTTGAATATTCGTGGAAAGTCTGTTGGTGAGCAAGTTGAAGTTCTTATCACTTGCCCTGATGATGGTGAAACAAAAGTTCCTGCTGTAATTGATCTTGATGAGATTGAAATTCAAGTAAATGAGGAACACAGCAGAGATATCAAGTTAGATGATGAATTAACTCTTCGTATGAGATATCCTTCTATGAAAGAGTTTATTCAAAATAATTTTGCTGTAACTGATATTAGTGTTGATGATACTTTTGATATTGTAACATCATGTATTGAACAAATTTATAATGAAGAAGAATCTTGGTCCGCAAAAGATTGTACTAAGAAAGAACTTAAAGAGTTTGCTGAACAATTAAGTTCAAAGCAATTCAAAGAGGTTGAAAGGTTTTTTGAAACCATGCCAAAACTTTCACATACAATTACTGTTACCAATCCAAATACGGGAAAAGATAATGAAATTGTGCTTGAGGGACTGGCATCTTTTTTCGGGTGAGTATGGCTCATACTGACCTTGAGTCATACTTCCGAATTAATTTTGCCTTGATGCAACATCATAAATATAGCTTAACGGAGTTAGAAAATATGATACCGTGGGAGAAAGAAATTTATCTTGCTTTCCTCCAACAGTATATTGAAGAAGAAAACCTAAAGGCACAACAAAATAATGGTTGAGATTTCACCACTAATCGGTAGAGGACAAAGAATGTCTGCCGCTGCCTATACAGGTAGAGCGGTTGCTCCTGGTGCTGTGGTGGAATCTGATCCAGAAGCAAAAGCACTTATAACAAAAAATTCCTTACAACTTGGAATTGTTACCAACCAGATGCAAAACTTGACTGCTCAGATGCAGTCATTGGCTGGTTCTTTACAAGTCATTGGAACAAATCTAAGAGCACAGAACGAATTAGAAGAAGCAAAAGATCAACAAGAAGCAGAGTTACAAAATAAGTTAGCGCAGGAGAAGCTGCGTGAAGGTAAAGAAAGTTCGATTGAGAAAAAGATTCAAGCGGCGGCAATCGCACCAGCACAAAGAATCGGAGCAAAAGCACAATTCACACTGACTAGACTTAGTGATCTATTCAGAACAATTGTTGGTGGTTGGTTATTACAAAAAGGTGTTGAGACTATCATTGCTCTTAATGAAGGTAATACTGATAAGTTAAATGAAATCAAGAATAATATATTAAAGAATTTGCTGGTTGCTGGCGCAGTCATGGCTGCTGTAAAACTAGCAATTCCAGCATTAACGGCAGCATTTACTGGTATTGGTTTAAAACTTGCTGCGATTGGTATTGGCGCAATATTCTCTGGACCAATTCTTCAGTTTCTTGGATTTCTTACAGAAATGGGTAAACTGGCATTGAATAAAATGTCTGGAGGTTTGTTATTTAATAATGAAGAAGAACCTCCTACGGGAACGGGTGGACCAAGTTTAAAATCAACAACAGAAGATTATGATCCAAATAATCCTAGTGGAGTTGGTGGGCTTTCTTTATCAACTGGCAGTGAGAGATTATTCACAGCAAGCCAATACAAAGATTTTGTAAAAAATAGAGCTTCGCAACCTGCTCCAGTTGTGAAGAATACATTTAGTATGGCACCTCTAGATCCTATGACACCGGAGGAGATAAAGGAAGCTAGTAACAATGGAACTCTTCCAACTGTCAACATGTCTGCAGTATTTGAAAGACCAGAAAGTAAGGAAGACGAACCTATAGATCCTAATGTAAAAGCAGAGTATGGTGAGACATCCATGCAACCTGTTGATACACCTGCTGCTCCAGAAATGGATGGTGAGAAAACACCTGTACCTTCTGCTAATAAGGGTGGAGAGAATCAATGGTGGGATTTACTGGATTTATTCCCAAATCCACCTAGTGCTTCTATTGATCCTGTTAATAAAACTCAGCAAGTTGCTCAGACAGTATCTCAAGCACCAGCAGAACCTGGTGTTACTGTTGTTCCAATTCAAACTCAATCAGAACAAAAAGTTCAATCACAACCACTAGTTTCTGGTCGAATTAATGAAGCACCATTTTTTACTCCACACAATCCTGACAATATCTACACTCTCGGTGCTAGGTCAAACTTTAACGTGGTATCTGTCTGATGGCAAAAATTACAAAGTCACTTTTAAAGAATAGTAATAGTATTGCTGGTATACAAGATACCATCACTTCTTTTGGTCAGAGTCTTCGTGCTGCTAATAATACATCATCTGTTATTATTAGAGAGTTTACCAAGAGTAATCGCTCCAAGAAACGTGCGATGCTCAAGCAAAGAGAGATATTTGGAAAAAGACGTGCTGCTGTTCAAAGAAGAGAACAAGAAGATTTAGTAGAATCTGGTAAGGTTAGAGGAATTTTTAGAAGAAGTGCTAAGGTTATTGGTAGTAGCACGAAAGGATTTCTTGGTCGTATAATGGATTTTGTTGGTACTATCCTTGTTGGATGGATGGTAACCAATTTACCTATTATTATTGAAAATGTTAAAAAGTTGATGGAGAGAATCCAAACAACACTTGGAGCATTGACTGGATGGTATGATGGAATAACTAGATTTTTCACTGGATTTACTGGTGAATTGGATTCGGTAGATCAAAGAATTTCAAGGCAAGGAGATTTTTCTGCCGAAGAAAAGGGTGCTAAAGAAACACAGGAAAAGATTGCTGAAGGTGTAAGAGATGTAGAGCAAGATTATAATAAGATGATAGATGCTGTCAATAATTTTGACATATATGCTCTATTGGGATTGAAGGGTAAGGAAGAGGAAAAGAAACAACCAGCACCTACAGATAATCAAACAACTCTCGCTGATCAGGAACCACAACCAGAACAAAAAAAGGAAGATGTAAATCCTTTTACAAGATTTTT